TCGCTGCCCATCGCATTCATGATGGCCCGCTGAAAGGGCAGTGTTTCCCAGCGCCCTTCCTGGTATGCGGATTCTTTTGGGAGATAGTAATTGGCATCCGCCCATTCAACGGGGGTCATTGGCAATGGTCTTTTCAGGACTGAGAGACCCGCCTTCACTGCCAATACGAAATTATTCATCTGTATTTCTGTAATACTCATCCGCAAATTCCTTCATTTTTTCAGCGGACTCAACGCATTTATTAGCCCCCTTCGCAACCAGCTCTTTTAGATAAGCCAATTGTCTGCCTGTCAATTCAGGGAATTTTCTTTGCATCGAAAGCGGAATACTGTCCAAAACAGATGCCAGTTCTCCGGATAACCGAGACAGGGCAAAAATAGAGAAAGCTGTATCAATCACCTTATGCTCTGCAACCTGGTTTTTTAACCGCTGAGCAATAGCCTGTTCTTCCGTCAGGTTAACCCTGGCCTGAAGTAGCCTTTCCTCAAGATCATTTTCACCACCTGAAGATTTCTGGTTTTGTTGACGTCGCTCGCGATCTATCTCCAGTACAGTTTTAACGTCATAGAAAACCTCTCTCCCCCGGCGCTCAACAGGAGGAACACCCCATTTATCAAATGCCTGTACTGAGATACCGATGGAGGAGGCCATGTCGCTTTTATTCAATAAAAAGGCCACAGCCCCTCCATAAACCACCGGCAAAAAAGCAATACAACAACCACGTTTTTTGTAAAACCCTCTGATTTTACATGCTTTTTCGTATAAGAAAGATCATCAGGTTGTTGTGTTTATTTTTCTTTCTTATTACTTATCAAGTAGATATATCAAACGATAAAACAACAACCATCACCTCAAAAAAACTCGTAAATAGCGAAAACCCGCGAGGTCGCCGCCCCGTGGCAGGCCACCCCACCGGAAGGACCCGCACAAATGAGAGTGATTATCACCATTGCTGATGAATAAATTGATGAAAATCATTGAAACGCCTTTCAGCAAGATAACGGCGACGGTCGTTGTTGCACTCCGTAACTCTGCGACTAAGGTTAAAAGCATGGCCCTCTTTTGCCACCGGCAAATCTTCAATGGATTTCCCCTGCCGGTTTTTTATTTTCGTCGATGCATAACATTGCATTTACATCAATAGCGGCTATTGTCATTAGTATGTTGCATCAATGCATGGGTGGTATTGGCGGTCTTCGCCGGCCGGTTCTGTGTAGCTGGACCGGTTTTTTATTTCTCACATTACAGCAGCCCCTTAGAGTGAAGGGCTGCTGTAATGCCGCAATCTTTTTTAACATGAAAAAGGCCGCAGAGCGGCCTTTATGGTTTATTGACAATTGATTAAGACGTGTGGCACTTATTGGCACACCAATAGCAACCATTCACCCGGGAATATCCTTTGGCCTTTGCCTCTGTTACCGCCGAAGAACAATCACTATAGTAACCAAGGTAATCGCGGTTAGCTACAGCAGGAAGATATGAACATTCCTCAGCATGCACCTCATGATCGCCATTGCTCTGAGCATTTTTGTTCACGTAATAGTGTTTAAAAACCATTGTATAACTCCATGTTGACGCTGATATTCAGCATTAACATGCTATATCACCAATTACACAAACATAAGCTTGTTATTTCAATTAGTTGATAACGATCACCACTGAACTTTGGCCTTGCGAAATTCAAATGTTTTTCTGACTATTATTGGGCCGATAAACAGATATTATTTGAGCGTTTTGGTTCATTACATAAGCAATATCTCCATCTTTCAGAATGACTTTCCCATCCTTTCCCGATACGGCAATACTCCGCTGCTCAGGATGATAGCCAATGCTACGCCCGCAATGGATCTCTTCCCCACCATTTTGAGACATGACTTTTACAGTTAACATTTTTCTGCTCCTATTTAGATGCCCTTTCCATCCGGGCCACTGTTCAAAGTAAATTTAGATTCAACAATATTCTGCTCTTACAGGCGATCAGTTCTGCATACACTGCCGAACACCGTCGACAATTCCACAGACCTGAGAAGCTGTATCGAAAAGCTGGCGCGCCTTATCCAGGCTGACGCATCCCACCAGGAAAAAAGGCACCAGTATCGCTACCAGTGCCCATTTCGCCGCCGTTCGCGGCATTCTGTGTGTCCAGTGTTTTCGCTTCATCTCACTATCCACCAATCAATCCGGATAAGCTCAATACTCGCCAGGCGGTGGAAATGAAAATGGCAACCAACATTGCTGAAAATGAAAGGCCAACAACCACACAGAGAATTCGCGCCAGTTTTATAATGCTATCTGACATATTTACCCCTGCCCCACTTACGATTTCACAGCAATGAGCAATTTTGCCATCCCATACAGCATCGGAGACACAGCGATACCGACCGCCACCCACTTAATGGCAAAAGCCACCGCTCTGCTGATGTCATCAGTTACAGGCGCTTTCAATTCAAGGCCGTTTTTCATAGTCAACCTCAACAGAATTAGTTTATACTTCCTCATGTTCTCCTTTGCCTTACCCAAGGCCAGAAACAGAAAACCCCGGACTGTTACCGCAGCCGGGGTTTTTGCTATCTGATGCTATGCCCCTTACTTTCGCTCATCGTAGCCCCAGAAAAGAGCCTGCATGAGTTGAGGGTGTTCAGCACTTCAGTGTCAGTTTTTAAACCACCACGCGCTCTTTCATCCAGCCATAGACAAACGACTCATTGGCCTCGCGTTTCTCTGCCAGCTCCAGATAACGCTCGCCCTGCGTACAGTTCAGGGCTTTCACCAGTACCAGTTCACCATCCCTGCTGCGATTTTTCAGATATGCCCGTAATGCATTAAGAGTACGCGGCCCGATGCGTCCATCAGCATCCATATCCGGATAGAGTTTCCCGCGCAGGTTGAAAACGTTCAGCCAGCGCTGAAGCATTCTGGACGCCACAGTTGGCCCCATGTTCACGCCCGTATCGCACAACTCTGCGGCAATATCCGGAGACAGGTCCTCAACCTGGTCGAATCGTGGTCCGTACCAGTAGTCCGCCTCGAGTATTTCCAGCGCCTGCCCACGCGTCAGGTCACGCATATCGCCCTGATAACCGTGTGCACGGGCAACTTTTTCAGTGATGCCCCATTTAGTCGGACCACCTTTATCATCCGGGTGATTGACGTAACCGCCCTCTTTTCCCAGAATTTCGTCAAAAATTTCATCTTTCGACTTCATATCAGCGCCTTCGTAATACAAGGATTTTTGATACGTTCCCGCGTGCTCGTATCACCAGCACGCAGAACACCAGGTTAATCAGGACGACCAGCCAGTTACCGGGTGGAAAGCGACCACACAGATAACAAAGCGGCGCAAAGGCATAAAGCAGCATCAGCAGCCAGGCCAGCCACGACATCAGCGGTTTATGTCTCGACTCACCACGACGATAAAAAAAGAGCGTCAGCACGATAACCGTGCTTAACACCACATTCAGTAATCCGGGAAGGTTACTTAACATTACCGCCTCCACCCCGCAGACGGGAGAACAGCCCGGATACCAGCGATGCGATATCCTGCTGGTGGATGAATGAGAGAATCTTCACCGACACCACCGATACCAGTACCGCACAAAGCGCGTCGAGAGATGTGCTGTGGAGATTCAATTTTTCGACCAGCCAGGACGCAAGGACATCCGCCCCCAGCACGCCAACAATGAACGACACCAGAAAATGCGCCGCCACACGCCAGACAGAAATCACCTGTGGCATCGTGGCCACAAACAACGCCCCGGCAAACGCGCCAAACACAATCCCGAAATCCGTCCCGGTAAACAGCCCGAATACCGTCGCCCCGCCGAGCGCCACAGCAGTGCTGGAACCGGATAAGGGTTCAGACATATTTATTCTCCTGTAAATAAAAAGGACCATCAGCGGCCCCGTAACTGACATTTTATTAACGTTTGAAGATATGGATATTTATCAGGGTTTACCGTTTTCTGAACCCTGGATATGTTAAGCATTCAGCCCGCCAGTGGTGGGACGCTGGCTCATCATAGAGAAAGAGGGATGGCTGATTACCTCTGATCAGGGAAATCACATGCAGTTTTTACATAAAAGAATGCATTTAAATGCAGGAGATACGGTAGTGGTTGACTGCTCTCATCAGTGCAATATTTTGCTGATGACAGATACAAACTTTAATAACTACCGCAACGCAAGAAGCTTTCATCATCACGGTGGTGGCGGTTTTTTTCAGAGATTACCGGCCCACCTTCATGTACCGCATTCAGGTTACTGGAATATTACAATTGATTTAGGAGGCGGAAGTGCAGCTATTCGGCACTCCATTTCCGTCATCCCAGCATAGCAACTCGCCTTTAGCCTGAGTAAATGCGTCCTCAAGGACGGCAACGAGTCGCAGTTGCGTGCCGTCCTTTACACAGCGTGTGCAGGCAATACCTTCAGAACTTTCATTATGCCGAGCTCATACAATTTCACCATTTTGTTCAACTACAACGCTCATAATTTTCTTACACTTTTTTAATAAACCACACCAATAACAACCATCACCGATACCTTTTGTATGCTGTTATTTTGCATTACGGTGTAACGGCAAGAGCCCCCTCCCCGCCCTGAAAGGCTCTGTGTTTTTGATGTGCGCCTGATGTGGCTCAGATACAAAAAAGCTCGCAGTAGCGAGCTAACAGAAAATATGAAGCATGTTTTTATCCACGAAGTATGACGTTGAATTCATCCATACCGACACGGCTGGCTATCTCGTTGTATTCCTCAACAAGAGCCAGCAATTCTGAATTAGCAGCCATGAACTCTTCAAAAACCTTATGGATGGCATCACTGTTTAATAAAACAATGTTCTTTCCTGAAAGGCGATCAGGGGTAGAAAATATAACTGTCAAACGACTAAAGGCCCTGGCTCGTTCAGCATTAACATCCTCAATACGCTGCAACAAGCTGGAGCACCTGGAAATATCATCAATATTCACTCTACTCCTGCCATCTGGATGATAATCATTTCACGGAGAGAAGCACTCAGAAGTACCACTGAAGTATAGCTGGTGACCAGCTACTTACACATCTATTGCCATCCTGCTGATGATAAGTCGACATTAGCCCTTCTGTCTATAAACGAAACAAAGGATAAGTTCAGGTTTTAAACACACTGCCAGGATAAAGTATTGTATACAGTATAGAAGAGCGTTATTGAATGACATAAAAAACCAGACCTAATCCCTTATCCGGAAGATATATCAAATAAACGGGGAAAATGTATTAAGATGGCGTTCCTATTCTCTCCATCCCTGATGTCCACGTAACTCGTTATAGAATCAGAACGCCATCTGAATACACACAAAAAAGCTGGCTTCACACCCTCCAGATGTGTGAACGCAGTGCCCGACCACGTGCTTTCGCAACCAGCACAAATCATTTTAAAGCATCGAAAAACGATCAGAATATATCAGAACTTCCTAGCATCCTGCTTGGCTTAGATATTAATCGAGGATTAGCTCCTGTTCTTATCTAATTGTGCATTTCGCAATTTATCGTTCAGCACCAATATTTCACCAACTGTTTGTTCAAAACGCCCGGACTCAAGTTCAACCCCAATCGTGCGACGCCCCAATCCCATTGCTGCTTTTATTGTTGCCCCCGATCCCATAAAAAAATCCGCAACCACATCCCCCGGACGACTGCTGGCAGAAATTATCTGACGCAACATATCCGCCGGTTTTTCGCAGGGATGCTTACCCGGATAATACTGCACGGGCTTATGCGTCCAGACGTCCGTATAAGGAACGGCGGCCGATACAGAAAAATAACGCCGCAGAGATTTGTATTCCTCAAGCAGACTGGCATATTGCCGGTTCAGTTCACTGTATGTGCTGACCAGTTGCTGGTGTGGCGTTGCCAGCTCCCCACGCTGGTGCTTTTCTTCTGCAACACACGCGAACAGCGCCTGCAGTTTTCTGTAATCAGCTTCGTTCGGTAACTGCCACTGACAGGTACCAAACCAGTGCGACACCATGTTTTTCTTTCCGGTGGCTTCCGCTATCTGTTTGGACGTTATCCCCAGTGATTCACGCGCATCACGGAAGTAAGAAATCAGCGGGGCCATGACGTGTTGTTTAAGCTCGCGCTCCTTTGCCGCATAGCCATCATTTTTTGGCTGGTATGGCCCCTGATAATGTTCGGCAAACAGAATGCGCTCTGTTGCCGGGAAATACGCCCGCAGGCTTTCTTTGTTGCACCCGTTCCAGCGTCCGGATGGCTTCGCCCAGATAATGTGGTTCAGCACATTAAAGCGCTCACGCATCATGATTTCGGTGTCAGATGCCAGGCGATGACCACAGAACAGGTAGAGACTTCCGGCAGGTTTCAGTACCCGCCAGAACTGAGCCAGACACTGATCCAGCCATTTCAGGTAATCATCGTCGCCCTTCCACTGGTTATCCCAGCCCTCGGGCTTCACTTTAAAGTATGGCGGGTCTGTGACTATCAGATCGACAGAGTTTTCCGGTAAGGTCTGGATAAATTCCAGGCAATCAGCGTTGATTAACTCACAACTGGATATTTTTACAGTATCAACCATAGATCAATAAGCACTTCTCTGATAGGCTCATACCGCTTTTGCGCAAAGCAGATGGGCCTGAGGTTTGCTTGTGACCCTAACGCATGAGCAGATGGCTGGCAGGTGCCGCTAACACCCACCAGCCGCCCATTACCACAAATGAAAAAACCTTCACTGCGGAAGGCGTCTGTAACAACCGAACTGATAATCTGCCAGACCCGCCATAACAAGCTGGGTCAGTATTAACTGACAGCGTTCGCGTGAAAGGTAAGTATTCTGCGCAATTTCCCCAACTGTTGCCGGTTCAGTGACGCTTAATTCATTAAACACCACTCTGGCTGTTTCGGTCATATCCTGCTGTTTTAGCATGTCTTTTTCTCTTTATTGGTTAACGTGACATACCAATAACTCTTGTCGAAAAAGCCAGCAAGCTGAAAGACCGGTATTAATAACCACCTGCACATTTTATGTACCGAACCATTTTTCTGGCATAAAAAACCTCTCAATGGCGGGCGGTAAAAATCTTTGTTACTCAAGAAATTTTAACGCACTCTGACTGTATTAATTTCAAAATCATTAATATTTCCGCTATTAAATATAACGAATTTCTTACCCCCACTCCTGTATGATTTCGATAACACCAGACGATCATCATAACGCGCAATAATGTAATACCATACATTCTCATAGTGGATCGCCTGATATTCCCTCTTAAACTGTGGTTTGTACCAACCGGCAATAAGAGAGAATGCCCAGAAATAAATCATAAACCCAGCCATCATGAACTCAATTCGGTGATGACGAATAAAAGACATTTCCGAAAAACATTTGACTGAAACAAGTCTTCTTCCAAACCTGACAAAAAGCGTGATTGTAAAGGCAGCAAGAATGCAGAAAATCAGTACATCTGGCTCAACATGCTGATGAATTACCGAAAACTCCAGAACAGGTGGAATAAAAAGCAGCAATATCGCGAGAAAAAGCCGGATAAAACTCAAATTTTGTATATTGCGCTTTTGTTTTATGCCCAAAAAGAAAACAATACCAACTCCCCATCCAATAAGGAATATAACGATAACTGTCACAGCATAAAACAAACTTCGTGCTACATCATCGACACCAGCCCCGACAACCCACCATGGAAAGCCATAGTAAAATGAAGTACCCCATCCATAGAAATAAGCGCTTCCCCATCCTAGACAGCCCATATAAGCAACAAAAAGTGAAGAGTTTCTGAGCAGAGCACTGTCATCCATAGTAACACCATTAACAACTCAAAAATATCAACACATATTACATAACAAATTGGATTCCATGCAGTCAAGGGGCGTCATTGATGGAGAAAGTATTGGCACAATCATCATCACGTTTAATGTCTATGCCATTTTTTTGGGGATAAAAAAACCCGCTCGGTCACGGGTTTTACTAGCTTTGCCATCACGTATAAAAACGGCAAAATATCAGATTCACACGAAATATATGCCTTTTTATCTACTTTTGCAATACTTTGCTATGAAAATGCCGCCTTTTGTTTTGAACGTGTTCCCTCCACCAACAATAAAGCTTCACCATCCAGCCGATGAAAAATGTGTTTCATTGCAACCCAGTGACCAGTAAATGTCTTGGACCAGTTTTTGGTTGTTACTCCCACCAGTAACGCCAGTTCCTGGTATTCGTAACCTTCCCCACCAAAAAGCTCAGCTTTTACCGCCTGCGCCGCCAACCAGATCAACGTCTTCAGGCGCACCAGAGTTTTTCCTGCAATTTTTCTGGTACCGGATTGAGCATTAAATTCAGTCCACGCCCACTGCGTTATCGCGATCTGATGCTCCCAGCAAATGCTACCGCTGTAACACCACAGCAGCCAGGCTTTATGATGTTCTTCAAGAGACAGAACGGCGCGTCGCCATGATGATGTCGAAAACTCAACCGGACTGACCAGGGCAATTGATGAACCTTTCGCCAGCGATTGCTTTCCCGGGATCGGTGGATTATCCAGCGTTACTATTTTTCCAGTGACCTTATCGCGGCACCGGATTTTTTTACGTCTGTAACGCCCTGTATTGAACATGGCATTCTCCTGCCAGGCTTCAAGCTGACCTTTTGTTGCTCCACTCAAATCAGCGGTGGCGATCGTGAGCTGCTCACGCACAAACTGTAAATACTGGTTATTCATGCGCACTCCAGTTCTGTGATTTTTATCCCCAGCCGACCACCGGGAATAACCTGACCGCGCATAATATTAACTTCATCAAACTGCTCATCGTCGATAATCAGTCCCGCATGTGTCAGTGCATCCAGTGGTGCTTTCAGAATATTGTCCAGGTCACGACGGCGCTTATCCGGCGGCTCTGCAATAATTTTTATTGCCAGCCTTCCGGACAGATTTAATTTCAGTCGCTGCTGGCGAACAATAAGCGCCACATCCCGGCGATAACGCTCCCCTGCTTTTGATACAAAATATGTGCTGCCACGACGACGCCAGTAGGTATTCACCGTCGGCGGGTAAGGCAAAACAAATTCTATCCCCATCAGTAACCTCTTTTATCCAAGCACGCCGGTTGCAAAGGCGTGATCAAGAAAACGAAAAATTAAATCAACCTGAGAACCATGCTTTTCTTCGAACGCCAACGGATCTGCATGAAGCTCGTTATGATGTTTACGACACAACGGTAACGTAAAAATATCGTGGGCCTTTGTTCCCATTCCACCCTGACCGTGACCAATCAGGTGATGGGGGTCGTCGGCTGGTTGACCACAACACGCACACGGCTGTGTCTTCACCCAGCGCGTATATTTCTCATTTACCCAACGGCGACGTTTAGGTCGCCTCATGAAAGATTCAGGAGACTCCGGATCAACGGCAATGCTGACCACCGTCTTTTCCTGTGGCGGGATTTGTTGCTGGTGGACATGAGGCAACGGCGCAAGATTTTTTGTGCGCTGCTTCAGTATGCTGGTGGCGCTCTGCTCTCCCGGTACGATGTCACTTTCGCGATACACCGAGTGGATTTTTTCCGCACGTAATCCCAGAGAGCGACGTAATACTGCCTCCGGTAGCGCGTCCGCCACCTGATTGCAGACCGCCCACCAGGATAATTCAGCCAGCGATAATTCCCGCTCTTGTGTGCCATTCATTGCGTGACGTATGACGTCAATCATCCAGGCAGCCAGATTCTGCTGAGCAAGTTGCTCCAGTGAATCAGATGTCTGCTCCCGCAGCTGGTTGTCGCAGTGCCAGCACAACACCATCGCGCCAGTACCGTAACGATGTATGACGGTTTCGCTGTGATGATAATCGCCGTGTGGCCACTGGCAGGATTTCACGTGACGTAATAGCCAGTCAGACAGTGCGCCTGCACCACCTACAGCACGGATCACCCGCTCATCGCTGAAAAATGGCAGTAACGATTTGTCTTGCGCCAGCGGCTGGCGAACAGCGGGAACCTCTCCTGATGGCAGCGCCCGCATGTTTTTCGGTTCCGGCTCCACCAACACCCGGGTATTGTAAAATACCGGCATGGATTCACGGCCCGGATTAAGGACCACCAGCCCGAGTTCCGGTACCAGAACAGGTCGAAGTAATACCCGCACGTTACCTCCAGATACGTTGCTGGTATGTGCGGGATGGACGCGGTGGACGTTCGGAATAAGGGAGCCTGACAGAGATTATCCAGTGACGATAATCGAGGCTGAGGGCTTTCTTAACCTCGTATCCGCGCCTGCCGTAACACTGAATCAGCCATTCGGCCTGTTCTTCAGTGCATGGGGGATGCTGGTACCAGTCAGATTTGAATACATGAGAACGCCGCCCGTGCCTGCTGGCAAAAGCGGCTGAATTATCAGAATTGTGTAATTTGGTCTTGTGCGCCATCTGTTTTCTCTGCTGGCGCAGCAGGTGCCAGTTGTTCAGGCTGGCGTGCAGATTGTAAACCAGAATGCCCGGAAAAAACAAAACCCGCCGAAGCGGGTTTTCATTGGAAGCGCCTTTAGTTTTGCTGTTCTATTCTAAGCTTGATAGTTTCATACAAAACAATAGTTGCGCCTGTTTTACATAATTCCCGGCTGTCATACGCGCGAGACCAATAACACAACCAGTTCTCGAGATCTTCTCGAGTATAGGTTTTGCAGGCCAGTCCCTCTGCCATTTCCACGATTTCATCGCCTGGTGCTGTTAACTCATAGCCATTCAACAACAAGAAGACGTAACCAGCCATCATAGCTGTTCGTTTGTTCGCATTAGCAAACGGATGATTCTGAATCAGACTTTCAATCAATACCGATGCCAGTACAAACATGTCATTAGTCTGTTCATACCATCGAACCATGCTGGGACGGGCCTGAGAAGAACTTAAGTTATCTGGACTCAGAACACCAACGGGCTCATCTGGCGTCTGTAATTCAATTAGGGAACGATTGATTTCAACAAGATCATCAACCGTAAGGTAATGCACTCCTTCAACAATCTCAGCCATAGAGCACAATACCCATCATTACACTTTTGAAAGTTCTTCCATGGCTTTCTCATAACGAGAAAAACCGAAATCAAAAGCATTTTTCACTTGTTCACGATGTGCGCAGTTTTCATCAATCGCTGGGCGAGGGACTGCCACAACGCTTTTATCGCGAGGCGGAATACTCAACCGCGTGTGTTTTTTGAGTGGGCAGCTCATACTAATGAGTCCTTTTGTTTTCCGATTATTGGCAAAGCCATGCACCAAATTTGATGCAAAATAGATCTGTTTGAGATCCTTAGGATAGTCTAATGGTAGCTAAAATTACAACCTCATAATGCGACGAAAAACCCGCCGAAGCGGGTTAAGTGCGGGTGCGTTGAGGATGCCTGACACATCAGAGGTGGCGAGGGATTTCTCCCCCGCCAGGTCTCTTACTCCTCAGGTTCGTAAGCTGTGAAGACAGCGACCTCCGTCTGGCCGGTTCGGATTCGTACCTCGCAGAGGTCTTTCCTCGTTACCAGTGCCGTCACAATGACGGTTAAACAGATGACGATCAGGGCGATTAACATCGCCTTTTGCTGCTTCATAGCCTGCTTCTCCTTGCCTTTCGGCACGTAAGAGGCTAACCTAGATTTGCCGTTCATAGATTGAGCCTCAGATTAATGTTAAGCGTCTTGCAGGACGCGTAATGTTAACTGGGGCTTTTCTATATCTGCCTTTGGTGTTCATGCCTGAGACAGATAGCCTCAAGCACCCGCAGCCATTGTACTTAACTCCCGTTACCTCGCCAATATAAAATCAATCAGAAAGGCGATCCATAAGGACAATAGCAAGACAATAAATTGCCATTACCCGCAATAGCCAGCGCACATTTGAGGACCAGCACGACAACTTTCTGTATCGGACGTACACCAGTCCTGATAAATACAAGGCGGTCTCATCAGTGATGAAATGCAACTATTGAGTACAGTTTCTCTGATTTTTCTGTAAAACATGGAACACAACAACTAAATATAACTAGCACTTCTTAAGATGTACAAATTCAGAGTTAAGATAACGTAAGCAGTTTTCTCAAAACTAAGTGTAAATTTTTAATGAAGAGCAGTGCTATGCTCCTGATCATATATTCATTGTTTGGAACTGGAGGAATATTTAGGTTGCTGGAGTGGTTGATTGAATTTAAATCAACTAAGACAAAAACCAACAATTAAAGATATGTGGTATATCAGAAAACAACTATCCGTATATTACTACAGAATTAAATACTAGCAACAAAGCTGTCTTTATTGATTTTTTATCTGATATCGAAATAAATAAACATAAAATAACCAACTAATTAAAACAGAGACTCGACAATGAGCCTCTATCTATTGTAACAGCACTTCCAAATTTATTTTAGTAAGATAATAGCATGGGGCATACTAGCCCCATCTTTTAAACCGTTTCATCAAGGAAATACTTAGACGAATCATCCTGTTTCGGTTGATATGTTTTTTTTGCAGAATTAAGAACTCTTCTTAGTTCTTTTCTTAACTCAGGTAAACGCTCCTGAAGAGGGTTAGAACACCATTGTGAAGGCAACCCTCTTATAATAGCTTCGGAACAAAGCGGTGAAATAAGTTTTTCCATTTGATAATAGAAAGTTTTTGCTCGACTTACACGCATTGTGATCCTTTTTATTACATCTCTTTCAGACTCAATTCTAGCACTCAGATCTCTTAATCTACTCCATACCTTAGCATCAGCAATATATGTATCATAAAGCATACACTCTATAAACGTGAAATTACTAATAAGTTCTTTTGCAATATACCCCCCCAGCCGAGAAGGAATGAAACTTGATGAAGCTGTTGGATCTCCGTGATTTACGGTGAACAAAAACCTTTTATTGCATAAATCAACGAGAACTCGATGCGTGAAAGAGTCACCTATACCAATTAACCTTAACTTTTCAGTTATTACCGAACCATCGATTTGTCTGAATCCGGGATCGCTTGCATACGAAACGATAACATTAAGAATGTACAGCCTCAATAATTGCATTTGTGTCACAGCTAAATTCGAATCAAACGGGTTCGCAATAGTCGACGTTGACTCGCTATAAGTCAACTCAGTACCCAGTAATATAGCTCTAAATGCCTCATGACGTGGAAGAAGATATCTTCCTTGTTCTCTGAAAATTTGTACTGCTTTACCTGGACTCGTATACCCTCTTTCTAAGAACTCACGAGTCATACGTAATGCTAATCGAACATCATCCGTAGCAAGAACTTCAATACGTGTTCCAATCTCACTTCCCAGCACAGACCCACTAATAATATCGACTAATTGTGATATATCATCCAATACAACTTTAGCGCCATTTTCTGCAATAAAATTTCCACTTTTATTACTTGTCATATACTTTACTAGTGCAAAGCGTTTTGCAATCACACTACTTATTCTCGGTGGATCTATTTGTATAACTTCAAAATCGAAAGCATCTATAGCAGGTGAGTTTTTATGTTTGATAAATGTAGACTGCCTCAATGAAAGTACTAAATTTAATGAAAGCGCTCTGGAAATTGAAAATGACTCGGTAAATATCCGGGACTGGATATCATCAAACTCGATCTGATCAACGTTATCAATAACAAGAAAAAAAGATGTCTCTTTTGTAACACGACTTATTATTTTATCAACATAAGGTTTTATCTTTTTATATTGTTCATATAAAAAATCCGAGATTCTGGTATTTTTTTGATCCTCACTCAATAAAAAAAGAGGTCCTGATTTTATCGCCTCAATATCTTCTCGAAATGCATCAAATACAAAATCCTTATTACTCAAAACAGGATGCTTATTGATATATTCCAGAATTGATTTATAAATAAAATCGACTATTGAACTTTCTGATGGATTATCTAGAAAGTCTATATGAACCCAATGCGGCGTCAAGATATCACATTGATTTGAAAAAAACTCTTTTATTCTAACCTTTCTCATGTAATGAAGAAATGTTGTTTTACCTGCACCTACAGTCCCAAGTAACAAGATCGCGAGAGGTTTGTCATTCCTGACTTTTATTTTTTTCTTCCCTTTAACCTGAAACTTATCAACTATTCTTTTTGTATCTTTATCATTAAGCCCTTTTAGTACTTCACCATTCAGCACACTTGAACGCCTACCTATATTCATTCTAATTTTACTATCGAATCTCATAGTTTCTGGTGTTGAAACATAACATTTATCAAAGGAGTCTTCATCCAAGTAAAGTATAGAATCAGAAAAAGCCAACCTTAATTCATCAGCAATCAAATGATATATTGGATTATTTGTCTGTGTTCTGTTTTGTTGCGAATAAAAATTTCTTAATTTTCTAAATTCTATTTGATTTTCGACGCGACCTAAAAGTGCTGTTTCTAGACTTCCTGATATAACATTTTCACGACTAAGTAAATCATAGAATTCTTGATAATTATCATTTAAGCAATCTTCTAACGACCAGAACACAAGCGCTATTGAATCATTAAATTTGACATTGTCATGCCTCTGAGCTGCAAAACATGCCCATACATTTCCATTCGTAGCGACAGCATAATCTATACCAAATTTCCTGGCGTAATCTCTAGCTTGTATTATCGCTTCACCAAGATCACTTTGTAAAAAACTATTACTTAGCTTTATTTTTCTTTTTCCTGGAATTGTACTAAAGCTTGGCCCTGCCTTTTTAGCTTCAACAACAAGAGCAATATTAGCTGTTTTTAGTATATAATCAGCATAAGTTGTCAAACCATCTTCAGTCACATGCTCTTCTGGTTTTATATCACTATCAGTCCACATCAAGACTTCCTTTAATACCCGATCTATCACTTTTAGTCTTGTGGCTGCTTCATTTGCATTTTCTAATTGTAAATGATGATAAGCTGATAATATTTCCGAAATAAATGTTTTCTCCATAGATTATTCTCTCTATAAAAAATAACGAAAATTTTTCTGATTAGTTTTACCGCATTTAGTTACAATAACCTAGCTATGTCAAGTCTGATGTTATCCTAAATTTCATTTTTGTTATATTATCCTCTAATTCTTAAGGCACACGTTTGAAAAGCGTCGACTTTCTCCTGTATGCTCTGAAGGTATCATTTACTCTGATTTTTCACGCAGTGTGCCGGATAGTTTTCTGTCAGGATAGAGCCCTAGATGACACGGATGACCGCTGATGACCTGAATATGATCATGTCGCTAACATTCGCCATGGGTAATATTATTAGCCAATCCCGCCCCATCTGTTCATTCTGCTCCTGAATGCCCCCCCCGAAGTCAGCAGACTATGGCCTCGTTGCTGACATGCTCAGAGCCAACTCCTTACCCCCTTACGTAGAAGCAATCTCAGGCACCATTAGTGATTACGGTAACCGAGCAGTTGTATTACACCGAACCGACTACCGCTATCATCAACACCTATCTTTGGGGCATAAAAGCGTGGCATAAAGGAAGCAACTAGGCAGTGATTATGTAAGTACATCTGTAAAACGGACCATCCATTTTAAATATCCTCTGATCCCCCTCAATATCCACCTCTAGCACAAAGCGGACAACCACGCTAGCTCTCCCCTGTACCATGAAAATTTCAATTCACATATGTATTAATGCTCTTTAGTCTCTTCACTTCAATAAATACTGAGAATCCCCCTGATAAAACGACAATATGCGCTGCATAACTTCGCTTTTACGGCACTCACTACAAATTATATTATGATGCCTGTCGTAGCGACGTATTTCTCCATCAGGTAATGACCAGATAAGGTCCGGATCAACCGCAGATGGTTTCTTCAGCTTTGCCCTTGAGAGCTTTTTACGGGCATTTTGCCAGTCCTTACGCGCCTGTTCAGACGGGAATAACCCGTAACCAGAGTTGTATACATCGCCACTGGCAACCAGCTCTCTGGCCAGAACGCTCATCAGATATCTTGTTGCCCCAGTTTTAGCTTCCAGTTGTCGTAACGTCTCGCGCCCACTCTGGCGTACGAGTTCAAGAACCTGCCCTTTAATTTTTTCCCGCTCTTCTTGTGTAAAAACTTTTGCCACAAGCCCTCCTGAAAATTACCTCATGACCAGAAATTAACACTTACCCCCTGAAGCCCGGCGGAATTTCGTTATCCGGTTCAGAAATATGATTCACACAACGCTGGTTGTTCGTGCCGCTTACCGGGAGCAACCAGGGGTTCTCAAAATTCCGGTCCGGTCCAAAAAACGTCGTCGCTCGCTGAACAAATTCCGTTCCCGTTTTCCCGGTAGCCGCCAAGTATCTTGCGTAACGCCTCACGCCATCCAGCATGGCCTCTGGTGGCACCCCCTCGCGTAATCTGGCCTTCCAGGCACTGAAAGCGGATTTCTTCGGGTTTGCCCCAGCACGCAACGGGTACTCCCGCCAGACCTGTTCGAACACATCCGGATAATCCACTCGTCCCACAGACTGCCCGGTGTTTTCCGGGACTACCCGATCGGCTTCCCGCTGAATGGCGGAATCGGCTTCGGGCTGCTGCAGTTGGTGTGATTGCTCCGGCCTTGCGGTCATCACCTGCTGCACAGCGCCCGAATCGGCTTTCAGCGCATACGCTGAATCGGCTTCCGGTGTCGTGCCTGCTGGCTGACCAAGATTGACGGTCTGAACATCCCCTGCCTGGTTCGTGGCGTTTTTTACGCCATGGACCATAGTGTTTTGATCTTCTTGATCTGTATCTTTATCTGTATCTTTATCTGTCGTGACTCGTCGTGACATATGCGTGACATTTCGTGACGCGCCGTGACAATCGCCATTTTGTTCCCGCTTTCTTTCCCTCTCTCGCTGCGCCCTCTTGCGCTCTGCAGGAGATTTTGCGGTTTGCGAAATATTGCCGTTGTCCTCTTTAAGCACCTGGCGTTTTTCCCATCCAGTGATTAAATCACCATCAAGTACCCGCCCCTGCATCGTCTGCAAAATTGAATCAATTACCTCTTCTGTCACGTCGAGCGCACTTGCCAAATCTTCTGTCGTGACCTCAATGTGACCTCGCGTGACATTTCGTGACGCGCTCACCAGGAGGTGGATATACACTGCCATCACTGTTGCAATTGGCTGCCCTGACACCCTGGCAATTGTTCGCCACTTAGGGTCATTTGGCATGTCATGCCATAATCTGAGCCAGGCGTTAGCCATACTCACCTCTTTTGATACCGAATCTTTTTACTCACAAATTGCCGGAAGCGATCCGGTATGAATATTGCGAGTCAATGCACAGCCACAATATTTCCTGCAGGGCCACCACGATTCATCTGGTTGAAACCAGCGATCGCCACTGCGACAAAATCATCAGCGTCTCTCACCAGTCGTTCCCGCGTCTCCACTAGTTCCCGAAAATAGGCTGAGCTATGACTGCGCATTCGGGCCACCAGCAGAGGTGGCATTGCTTTTTCGATAGCTGGTAACAACGCCTGAATTTTTTTAACCGCATCAGGGGTGTCTTTCTCCACCCAGCGGAAAATTTTCTGAGTATTGCGAGCCAGGGCTTCCGGATGGCTGTCGTCATACAGTTCCGGGAACGTCATTCCCAGCTCGAAATACGCTTTGGTAATTTTCGCAGCCGGTACTTTTTCGCCGTCCGGATGCGCCCAGGCATTCATCGCCATGCGGATGTGTTCATGCTTGATTTTCATGAATCAACTCCCATCAGCTTTTTCGTAGTAGTTTTATTCCTGCCAATAGTTAAAATTGCATCGGCAGAAAATAATCCGTTTGATGCAAGAGCGATTTTTTCAGCGTAATTTGTTTCGCCGGTATATTCTGTGCGAGGCAATTTTCCGTTATCCATCCATTTATAGATTGCTCTTTGGCTGACACCACAAACGTCGGCCACAACAGCAACGCGAACAGTTTTGATTACATCTTCAAGTGTTTTCTGGTTCATATCACCCTCACAATGTGAACTTTGAGTACATGCTATAACAGAACTGACAGTACATTCAAGAGCGAATATCATTGAACTTATGGTTCATGAAGATAAAGCGCGTAAAGAGTTCGCCAGTAGGCTTGCGCTAGCCTGTGAAAACGCTGGTTATGAACAACATGGAAGGCAGGCAGAAATTGCCCGTCGAATGAAATTAACACCAAAAGCGGTTAGCAAATGGTTTAATGGCGAAACAATTCCTCGCCGGGAGAAATTAAGGGAATTAGCAACACTAATAGGAACAACACCAACCTATCTTTTGGGAGAGGATACAGAAGAAAGTGGACAGGTACGTTTCTATCAGGAGTTAAATCCAAGACAAAAAATCATCATTGACCTTCTGGACGAGCTCCCTGACAGTGAGACAGATGAACTTTTAAAAACTCTTGAAGAGAAAAAACAGAAGTACAATGCAATTTACGAAGAGTTAGCACGAAAGAAAAAACAAAAAGCCTCTTAAACCAGCATAAATCCGGTAGCGCCTTCCTCCGGGTTTGTGCTTCACTTTATCCCATCTCATTTTTTTACACATAAAATGTACTAAATGTACTTTACAACAATGAACACAAAGTACATTATATGCCTGCCACCCACCCCGCCCCACAGAATGCAGGGCAATACTTCGAGTTACCAGGCAGTGGTCAGGGGTTAAGTAGCCAGCCCGAGGCGTAAGAACATGACGGCGGGATTCAAATTTTGCAGTGCAGCAGTTAGTTCCGCCACCCGGCGTTAAGGGGAGAGATAAGATGGTGCATTACGAAGTAGTTCAGTATTTGATGGATTGTTGCGGTATCACTTACAACCAGGCTGTGCAGGCTTTACGCAGCAACGACTGGGATCTCTGGCAGGCAGAAGTCGCTATACGTAGCAACAAGATGTGAGATTCGCAAAATGCAAAAAATCGACCTCGGCAACAACGAATCCCTGGTGTGCGGCGTGTTCCCCAACCAGGATGGAACGTTCACTGCCATGACGTATACCAAAAGCAAAACATTTAAAACCGAAACTGGTGCGCGCCGATGGTTGGAGAAGCACACAGTAAGCTAACGATTAAAACGTCTACTCCTGCTGTTCCAGAATAACTTCATAAAATGGGAGTATTTTTCGGTGACGAGATAATAAGAACAGTTTGCGCTATCACTCTGATGTTGAATGATGCCCTTCCGTTCTAATTTTTTCATAACCGGGTTACGGCAAGGAGAAGTGATAATAAGATTTCCTGTTTTAAGGAAATCTTTAAATACAGCGATTTCTTTCTCAGATAAACGAAGCAATACTCGTTGCTCTGGTAGTAATGAATAATGCTTTTGAATATGTGCTCGCAATCTTGAGAAGGAAATGGCGACCACGAAAGAAAAGGCAAAAACGATAATCTGAAAGAGCCAAGGTATTTCAGTATAAGCATTGAATGCGACAGTAAACTCTTTCGGTATCAGCCAGAGAGTGAGACCAAAAATGATAATCGTATACATAAGTCTTTCGAGTGGCTCGTTAGCAAAAAGTTTCAACAATGGAGTAAATACATCCAACATATCAATAACTCTCAACTGTAAGGGTATTGAAATGTTAACACAAGCTCTCGCTGTAGGGGTATAGCCGAGACCACCGAAGCCCGGAGGTGGTGAAATAAAACCGGGCACAACACGAAGGCGCATTTCCGATATCCATAAAGAGTCGGTCTTGTCTGTTAAATTTAAATGGAGGGAGTGCGCCTCCGGTTGTAAATAACGACATTGCTGTGTGTAGTCCTGGCGGCATCAGTTTTTTTCTTGAAGTTCGGCTGATGTCCGCCCTTTTTAAAGTGAATTTTGTGATGCGGTGAATGCGGCTAAGCGCACGTGGCACAGTTAAAAGTCATGTTAGTCCTTATTGGTTTGGGTGGGAAAGCCGACTGTAATTGTTAACTGGTTGCAGTCACCTGGAGGCACCAGACACCGCATCAACAAAGTTCATTTGTAAAAATGGAGATAATTATGATTGCACATCACTTCGGAACTGATGAAATACCACGTCAGTGTGTGACTCCTGGCGATTATGTTCTTCATGAAGGCCGGACATATATTGCCTCGGCAAACAATATTAAAAAGCGAAAACTATATATTCGTAACCTGACCACAAAAACATTCATTACTGACCGCATGATTAAAGTCTTCCTCGGTCGTGATGGTTTACCTGTAAAGGCGGAGTCATGGTGATGACTAAGAAAATAAAATGTGCTTACCACCTTTGCAAAAAAGACGTTGAAGAAAGCAAAGCTATTGAAAGAATGCTTCACTTCATGCACGGGATTTTATCAAAAGACGAACCGAGAAAATATTGCAGTGAAGCTTGTGCCGAAAAAGACCAGATGGCACATGAACTTTAATTAATTGACTATTCGAAACTGAATTTATGCCAGAAATGGCAGGTATTCGCTCAACCTTAATTAAGGAGAAAAACATGATTACCAATTATGAAGCCACTGTTGTAACTACCGATGACATTGTTCACGAGGTGAATCTGGAAGGAAAGCGCATTGGCTACGTAATTAAAACAGAAAATAAAGAAACCCCATTCACTGTGGTTGATATCGATGGTCCATCAGGCAACGTAAAAACACTTGATGAAGGTGTCAAAAAAATGTGCCTGGTGCATATCGGAAAGAATCTGCCCGCAGAAAAAAAAGCCGAATTTCTGGCAACTCTAATTGCAATGAAATTAAAAGGTGAAATCTGAAAGAAATAGCCTGCGTATGGCGCAGGCTATGAACAGTGTGTATCCGGCAAGATCATTCACTGAACAAAACGAATTTTAATCTGAGTTGAGGTTAAAAAACAATGAGCACAAAACCACTCTTCCTGTTACGGAAAGCGAAAAAATCATCCGGTGAACCTGACGTCGTCCTGTGGGCAAGCAACGATTTTGAATCGACCTGTGCCACTCTGGACTACCTGATCGTTAAGTCAGGTAAAAAACTGAGCAGCTATTTTAAAGCTGTTGCCACGAATTTTCCTGTCGTTAATGACCTGCCCGCTGAAGGTGAGATCGATTTTACCTGGAGTGAACGCTATCAACTCAGCAAAGACTCCATGACATGGGAACTAAAACCGGGAGCAGCACCAGACAACGCTCACTATCAAGGCAATACCAACGTCAACGGCGAAGACATGACTGAGATTGAGGAGAATATGCTACTCCCAATTTCTGGCCAGGAACTGCCCATTCGTTGGCTTGCTCAACACGGCAGCGAAAAACCGGTAACGCACGTTTCACGCGACGGACTCCAGGCATTACACATTGCTCGGGCTGAAGAACTACCGGCTGTTACTGCCCTGGCTGTTTCCCACAAAACCAGCCTGCTCGACCCGCTGGAAATTCGCGAACTCCACAAACTGGTTCGTGACACTGACAAAGTTTTCCCTAATCCTGGTAATTCAAACCTGGGACTGATAACTGCTTTTTTCGAAGCATACCTGAACGCTGACTACACCGATCGAGGACTGCTGACAAAAGAGTGGATGAAGGGTAATCGTGTTTCACACATCACTTGCACGGCTTCCGGTGCTAATGCTGGCGGCGGAAACCTCACCGATCGCGGCGAAGGTTTCGTACACGATCTGACGTCACTGGCGCGCGACGTAGCCACTGGCGTACTGGCCCGTTCAATGGATCTGGACATCTATAACCTTCATCCGGCACACGCTAAACGCATTGAGGAAATTATCGCTGAAAATAAACCGCCCTTTTCTGTTTTCCGCGACAAATTCATCACCATGCCTGGCGGGCTGGATTATTCCCGCGCCATCGTGGTTGCGTCCGTAAAAGAAGCACCAATTGGGATCGAGGTCATCCCCGCGCACGTCACTGAATATCTGAACAAAGTACTGACTGAAACCGATCATGCCAACCCTGATCCGGAAATCGTGGATATTGCCTGCGGTCGCTCCTCTGCCCCGATGCCGCAGCGAGTAACAGAAGAAGGAAAACAGGATGATGAAGAAAAACCGCAACCATCTGGAGCAACGGCAGTTGAACAGGGAGAGGCTGAAACAATGGAACCGGACGCAACTGAACATCATCAGGACACGCAGCCGCTGGATGCTCAGTCACAGGTAAATTCTGTTGATGCGAAATATCAGGAACTGCGGGCAGAACTCCATGAAGCCCGGAAAAACATTCCATCAAAAAATCCTGTCGATGCCGATAAATTGCTTGCTGCATCACGTGGTGAATTTGTTGACGGAATTAGCGACCCGAACGATCCGAAATGGGTAAAGGGGATCCAGACTCGCGATTGTGTGTACCAGAACCAGCCAGAAACGGAAAAAACCAGCCCAGATATGAATCAACCTGAGCCAGTAGTGCAACAGGAACCGGAAATAGCCTGCAATGCCTGCGGCCAGACTGGCGGGGATAACTGCCCTGACTGTGGTGCGGTGATGGGCGACGCAACATACCAGGAAACATTCGATGAAGAGAGTCAGGTTGAAGCTAAGGAAAATGATCCGGAGGAAATGGAAGGCGCTGAACATCCGCACAATGAGAATGCTGGCAGCGATCCGCATCGCGATTGCAGTGATGAAACTGGCGAAGTCGCAGATCCCGTAATCGTAGAAGACATAGAGCCAGGTATTTATTACGGAATTTCGAATGAGAATTACCACGCGGGTCCCGGTATCAGTAAGTCTCAGCTCGATGACATTGCTGATACTCCGGCACTATATTTGTGGCGTAAAAATGCCCCCGTGGACACCACAAAGACAAAAACGCTCGATTTAGGAACTGCTTTCCACTGCCGGGTACTTGAACCGGAAGAATTCAGTAACCGCTTTATCGTAGCACCTGAATTTAACCGCCGTACAAACGCCGGAAAAGAAGAAGAGAAAGCGTTTCTGATGGAATGCGCAAGCACAGGAAAAACGGTTATCACTGCGGAAGAAGGCCGGAAAATTGAACTCATGTATCAAAGCGTTATGGCTTTGCCGCTGGGGCAATGGCTTGTTGAAAGCGCCGGACACGCTGAATCATCAATTTACTGGGAAGATCCTGAAACAGGAATTTTGTGTCGGTGCCGTCCGGACAAAATTATCCCTGAATTTCACTGGATCATGGACGTGAAAACTACGGCGGATATTCAACGATTCAAAACCGCTTATTACGACTACCGCTATCACGTTCAGGATGCGTTCTACAGTGACGGTTATGAAGCACAGTTTGGAGTGCAGCCAACTTTCGTTTTTCTGGTTGCCAGCACAACTATTGAATGCGGACGTTATCCGGTTGAAATTTTCATGATGGGCGAAGAAGCAAAACTGGCAGGTCAACAGGAATATCACCGCAATCTGCGAACCCTGTCTGACTGCCTGAATACCGATGAATGGCCAGCTATTAAGACATTATCACTGCCCCGCTGGGCTAAGGAATATGCAAATGACTAAGCAACCACCAATCGCAAAAGCCGATCTGCAAAAAACTCAGGGAAACCGTGCACCAGCAGCAGTTAAAAATAGCGACGTGATTAGTTTTATTAACCAGCCATCAATGAAAGAGCAACTGGCAGCAGCTCTTCCACGCCATATGACGGCTGAACGTATGATCCGTATCGCCACCACAGAAATTCGTAAAGTTCCGGCGTTAGGAAACTGTGACACTATGAGTTTTGTCAGTGCGATCGTACAGTGTTCACAGCTCGGACTTGAGCCAGGTAGCGCCCTCGGTCATGCATATTTACTGCCTTTTGGTAATAAAAACGAAAAGAGCGGTAAAAAGAACGTTCAGCTAATCATTGGCTATCGCGGCATGATTGATCTGGCTCGCCGTTCTGGTCAAATCGCCAGCCTGTCAGCCCGTGTTGTCCGTGAAGGTGACGAGTTTAGCTTCGAATTTGGCCTTGATGAAAAGTTAATACACCGCCCGGGAGAAAACGAAGATGCCCCGGTTACCCACGTCTATGCTGTCGCAAGACTGAAAGACGGAGGTACTCAGTTTGAAGTTATGACGCGCAAACAGATTGAGCTGGTGCGCAGCCTGAGTAAAGCTGGTAATAACGGGCCGTGGGTAACTCACTGGGAAGAAATGGCAAAGAAAACGGCTATTCGTCGCCTGTTCAAATATCTGCCCGTATCAATTGAGATCCAGCGTGCAGTATCAATGGATGAAAAGGAACCACTGACAATCGATCCTGCAGATTCCTCTGTATTAACCGGGGAATACAGTGTAATCGATAATTCAGAGGAATAATTCAGCCTGGCGGTGTAATGCACCGCCAACTTGAAATATTTTTTATGAGAAAAATTATGAGATATGACAATGTTAAACCATGTCCATTTTGTGGTTGTCCATCAGTAACGGTGAAAGCCATTTCAGGATATTACCGAGCGAAGTGTAACGGATGCGAATCCCGAACCGGTTATGGTGGAAGTGAAAAAGAAGCACTCGAAAGATGGAATAAACGAACCACTGGAAATAATAATGGAGGTGTTCATGTATAAAATTACCGCCACTATTGAAAAGGAAGGTGGCACTCCTACTAACTGGACAAGATATTCAAAATCTAAACTAACGAAATCAGAATGCGAAAAAATGCTCTCAGGTAAAAAAGAAGCAGGCGTTTCCAGAGAGCAGAAAGTAAAACTGATAAATTTTAATTGCGAGAAACTTCAGTCCTCGAGAATTGCATTGTATTCAAATTAAAACTTCATAGCTGATTATTAATAATCAACATCGGGCGTCAATTTCAGTCTAACATTGGCGCCTGCCAGAGGTGATGCGATGGCACAAGTAATCTTTAATGAAGAGTGGATGGTTGAATACGGCCTGATGCTTCGCACTGGTCTGGGGGCCAGACAAATTGAAGCATACCGCCAGAACTGTTGGGTGGAGGGCTTCCACTTCAAACGAGTATCTCCTTTAGGTAAGCCAGACAGCAAACGAGGGATTATCTGGTACAACTATCCAAAGATAAATCAGTTTATCAAAGACTCATGATATGTCTAAATTACCAACAGGTGTCGAGATTAGAGGTAGATACATTCGCATCTGGTTCATGTTTCGAGGAAAACGATGTCGGGAAACATTAAAAGGCTGGGAGATTACAAACAGTAATATTAAAAAGGCCGGAAATTTAAGAGCGCTGATAGTTCATGAAATAAACTCCGGTGAATTTGAGTATTTAAGACGTTTTCCCCAGTCCAGCACTGGGGCAAAAATGGTGACAACGAGAGTCATAAAAACGTTCGGAGAGCTTTGTGATATCTGGACAAAAATTAAAGAGACAGAGTTAACAACAAACACAATGAAGAAAACGAAATCACAATTAAAAACACTCAGAATAATAATTTGTGAAAGTACCCCGATATCACATATTCGTTATAGCGATATCTTAAACTACCGGAATGAACTGCTGCATGGAGAAACGCTTTACCTGGATAATCCAAGATCCAACAAAAAAGGAAGAACCGTGCGCACAGTTGATAACTATATCGCCCTGCTCTGTTCGCTGTTGCGTTTTGCGTATCAGTCGGGATTTATATCAACCAAACCATTTGAAGGAGTAAAAAAATTACAGCGAAACAGAATAAAGCCTGATCCGTTATCTAAAACAGAATTCAATGCATTAATGGAAAGTGAAAAAGGACAGAGCCAGAACTTGTGGAAATTTGCCGTTTACTCAGGACTTCGTCACGGGGAACTGGCAGCTCTGGCGTGGGAGGATGTGGATCTCGAAAAGGGAATAGTGAATGTCAGAAGAAACCTGACGATACTTGATATGTTCGGTCCCCCAAAAACAAATGCCGGGATCCGAACAGTAACACTACTGCAGCCTGCTCTTGAAGCACTGAAGGAGCAATACAAACTGACCGGGCATCATCGCAAAAGCGAAATCACCTTTTATCATCGGGAGTACGGCAGAACCGAAAAGCAAAAACTGCATTTTGTTTTCATGCCCAGGGTGTGTAACGGAAAACAAAAACCTTATTACTCGGTAAGCAGTTTGGGGGCAAGGTGGAATGCAGCAGTAAAACGTGCTGGTATTCGCCGCCGTAATCCGTACCATACGCGGCATACTTTTGCCTGCTGGCTGTTGACGGCAGGAGCGAACCCGGCATTTATAGCCAGCCAAATGGGGCATGAAACTGCGCAGATGGTGTATGAAATTTACGGTATGTGGATTGATGACATGAACGACGAACAGATAGCCATGTTGAATGCGCGGTTATCGTAGTTGCAAAGTTTGCCCCCAATTTGCCCCATTTAGTACCAGAGAACTGAAATAATGCAAGATAATCAACAAATTACAAAGAAAGAACAATACAACCTGAACAAATTACAAAAACGTCTGCGTCGTAACGTGGGCGAAGCCATTGCTGACTTCAA